AAATGGTTTTTATATTTGGAATGTATAAATTCATCATAAAAATTTAAAATATCATCTGTTTTTTTTACACCTCATTTTCTTTCTGGATATAATTTCCAACCGATTACTTTATCCGCACTTATAGCACATAATAAATTGTATCTTTTAGAAAAAAGTTATTTGAATTCATTATTAAAAAATAAAAAGCGCGAAAAAAGTATATATAAATAATTTTTTATAATTTTTTTGGCTAGACAAAACAAATATTAGTATTTGTTTTTGGCTACTCTTTGGAAAAGAGTAGCCAAAAAAATTTATATGTTGAAACCTTTAACGAATTAATCTGCGGATTTCAGGGTTAAACGGAACCTACGGTTCCCTTTTTAACTCTTTCACCCTCATTATTTGTCGATTAATGTTTATTAACCTTTAACGATTTAAAACGCGGATTTAAAGGTTAAAAAATGATATTTATAAAATAAATGTTGTCACCACAACATAACTGGTCTCGAATAATTTATATATCCTAAACTATTTGGCATTGATAAAATATTGAACGTTAAAGGGTTAAAGATAATAATTATATATACAAACAACATTCATGAACTGTATATTTGTATGCGTTTTTAATCAAAAAATTTGTTTGAACTTATTTTTTCTGTTATTAAAAAGTATCTTTACACATGGTGAAATAACAGAAGACATTAATATTTTGGTGTACACTTCCACATATTTCATGAATAAAATTAAAGAAAATTCGTTGTATGATAAATCGAAAATCAAATTCGAAATTAATGATACTTATGATAATATTGACAAAGCTTGTAAATCAAGATTTGACATATTTGAACTCGACAATATCCAACAATACGAAAAGATTTTGTATTTGGATACTGACATAATAGTTAAAAATGATATACACAAGGTCTTTCAAGTTTGTAAGTTAATAATGTCTTATCTCTATGATATTGATGAATTTAGAACATCTTGTTTATCTTATAAAACGGAAGAAGTGTGTGAAAATTTATATTTGAAATTCAACAAACACCCAAAACAGAAAGAACGAAAAATGCATTCTATCCTAAACATATAAAATGGAAAATAACAGGAAGGGGTGTATCAATCGTGATAAGAATGGATGTAAGACATACAAAAAGTATTCAACTTTTATATGGAAAAAGGAGAAAGACATGAAAAGTATAGAAGAGAATACAAAGATAATAAAAGTCTCCAACCGCTAAATGCCGTAAAATGTGAGACAATCCCAAGATTTTCTACCACAGAAAATGGACAGGGTGCTTTTACATCACCGAAGATAAAATAACAATTTTTTTATTTTTTTACAAAAAGTTTGTCTCATTTTTCTTTTTGGTCGGTGTAATAGTTGCGCATACATTATTTAATTCGATAAATACCATTTATAAAACATATGATTATTTTGTTTTTGTGATTTTACCTCATCATCTTATTATGATATGTTTGTTCTTTTCAAAATTTACAGTTGATACACGAAGTACTACACTGTAAAAGCGGTTGTGATTTGTGGAATAGAGATTGTAATAGTTTTTCCAATATCTACAAAATAGCATACAACGCTAAAAAGATAGTCCAATTTATTTATGTAGATAAATAAGTAATTTTACACACTAAACGGTGTGTAAAAACGAAATTTACACGGGTATATAAAGATCCAACCTTAATTATTTTTTTGGTACGTTTTGTACCACTTTAAATCTTCAATGGTGTAATGCGTTCATTTTTTAGAAATTATATACCTATATATGTAGGTATATAATTTTATTTAAATAATCAAAATATAATAATAATCATATATATTATATGAAAGTAATACGGAGTGACATTAATCAATTTATGTCACCATTAATTGACCAATATGAAATATCAAGTAATAGTAGTACAAGAAAAAACGTCGAATGGTCATATGAAAACGAAGAAATATTAGCAGAATGGTGTGATATAGCACAATGTTATAAATGGCTTAATACAGAAACATACAAATATTATAAAAATATGAATTCATATCTTACTATACCATGCATTGTTTTTTCTACAATAAGTGGTTCTGCTTCATTTGGTATACCAAGTGTTCCAAGTGAATATCAATATATTATTCCTTTTTTAATTGGTTCAATTACAATTAGCGTAGGTATTATGACAACAGTACAACAATATTATCGGTATTCGGAATTGAATGAGACCCATCGAATTTTATCAATCGCATGGGACAAATTAGCACGAAATATTCGTATTGAATTATCAAAATCTCCATTAGAACGTATTGATGCCCGTCATTTTATTAAATTTACTAGACTAGAATTTGACCGTTTGATGGAAAATAGCGAGATTATACCTGATAATATTGTTAAAAAATTTAATATAAAAATAAATCCTAAACCAAATGATTTTGATGATTTGGAAGCAAATCGTAAAAGAAGCAGATTTTCTTTAAAAAAACCAGATATATGTGACACTATTAATAGTGTTAATATAAATCGTAAAATATGGTTTCAACAAGATAAACGAAACGGGGAATATACAATACAATCAAATGAAAAAAATGGATGCCAATCTAAAAAAAAAATAAGGCATAGTAGTTATAATAATGACAGTAATGATGATGAGATATATGTATCTTCTACACCAATGCCATCACCAACCTCCACAAATCATATAAATGAAGGATATACACCAAACTATCATTATGATTTGTCATCATTAGTAGATCCAAATACTTCATATATAAATGAAAATTCTCCTCTATAATATACACTTATTTGTTACAACCGAAAGATTCGTCTATAAATGATTATTAAAAAGATACAATATTTGAACATAAATACGGTATTTTTAATCTGTAAAAAATGAAACGAATAATGGTTAATATTTGTAAAAGTTAAAGATTTATAATTATATAAATCTTTAATAACAATATCATTTAATGGGCATTTAATATATTGAATCATTACACCATATCTACCATGTATCACTCCTCCTACAGTATTATCCAATCATAGATGTTTACAACCTAATTCTAGATGGACCCCATCACAATTGTAAAACTAAACATTGAGGGTTTGAATAACGTATATATCTATTTTTGATTTATCACTTCATTATACTGTAAAATATATGTATAACAATTATTGTCTGTGAAATTATTATTTATATATGAGTTTTTCAAACATTCTATATATTTAATTCCCAATTTTTGTTTTTTATCTTGAATAGAAATATTTTCGTTTGCTACACATACATCTAATTTATGTTGATCGTTATTCACTTTTTTTACAGTCTGGCAATAATTCATTGGATAAAAATATTTTTTATCTTTATATGAGTTATATATAAATTTTATTTAAAAAATGAAACATGATACAAAATGGAATATAAAATTTAATAATAACCGTGAAAAAAATATATTACAAAAACAAAAAGAATCCCCATTTTTTAATTTTCAACAACCTTTATTAAAGTCTTTAATTCCTTCTCATATTACCTCAAATATTGAATCATTTGATTCGGTTAATGACATACAATATTTAAATGCTGTAAATAATGGAAAAAATATACGAAATGAGGAGGATGCTAATCAATACGTTTTCGATGTAGCTGTTAAATATGCACAAATGGAAGAGTCTGAACGGTTAATTAATTTAGCAAATGAAATAAAAGCTTCAAACGGAAATTTTGTACTGACAAGATACAAAATACCGGCTATATTTGGAACCAACGAAGTTGGTCCAGATGGTATTTATTCCATAACAAAATACAAAAATAATACTTATCTTAATGGATATAATTGTAGTACAAATAGATGTGATATGGGCGGGGTGGATATAAGTGGTTCAGATCCAAATGGAGTAAATAAACCCGGGTTATTATATTTTAGAAATGGTGGAGATACTATGATTGATGCAAGTACATTGGATTTACGTAAAGTTACTTTTAATGGTAAATCTTTACGTGATCATTTGGCTAACTATCCTAAATCTGGTGGAATCACGGATTCAATACCTCCTATGCCTAGTCTTTCATATAATTTGGAAGATATAAATGTTGAATCAAATATACTCCCTGCTAATTCAAGTAATAAATTAAATCTTACACAAACAAACCCATTTAACATACCTTCTACTGTAAGAACTAATCCTTATACTTCGGATACAACTATGAATACACCCGTAACGGAAAATTTATCAAATGATATTGAATCAGGGGAGGGTATTCCATCAATTCAAGGAACAACTAATTTTGACACGAATAATTTTGATATAAATGCGAGTTATAATAATATTATTCAATTTTGGACAAAAAATATAGCAAACAATATAATACAATACAATCCAATATCGATTTTTCAAATAAATTCAAAATGGGTATATGATAATCTTTTTATAAATTTATTTAATGGAAATTTCCAATTAAATGCATATACATTTGTTTACATTAATTATTGTATTTTTATTTTTTTAATACTCTGTATTTTAATTACATACAATTTATTTTATGTATTTTTTTATAAATCAAATGGCGAAAAAATGTATTTTCCTCAATTTGATAAATTACCAGACTTGTATATTTTTAAATATGTCGTTGGTCCAATAAAGATGATATATAATGGTATGCGTAAAATAGCGAATACTTTAGTAAATTTTATGGAAAAAATGGAACAAAATGGTACTATTGAAAAGAATGATCGTTATAAAATTATTTTTGTTTTACTTTTTTTATGTTCTATATTTTTTGTTTTAAATTTAATGATACCTTTATACGATGCTTTTATAAATTCTATACAATTCAAACAGGATGAATTTAATAATAAGATGACAATTTTTATTATAATATTTGCAATTTGTAGTACAATTTATAATGAATCTTCAATAGATAGATTAATTGCGGATGCATATAATCCAACCCGTATTGTATTTTTAATATTAACTCTTATAATACTGATTATAATTTCAACAATGTACTCATGGATGGCTGTATTTTTGATGTGTTTATTTATATTTTTAACAACCGTTTTTCCAATAATGTTCACTAGTAAATATGGGTTTGAGATTTTTCGATTTATAAATGACTTTTGTGATAATTCGGAAGATATGATCGATAAAGAAATTGAAGATTATTTTGAAAAAAACGACAATTTTGAAAAAAACGACAAATTAGTAGAACCAGTCCACATAATTGGAGGAGGGGGTGAGGATGGAAGAGGAGAAGGTGGAGTAGGAGAAGGATTTAAAAATGTCTTTAATATTGCAAATCAAGCGATAAATGGAATAAAAAATGTAACGGAAAATCCGGTATTTACTTCTTTTTTTAGTAAAAAAGACGATTTTACTCAATCTACTCTCCCTACTCTCCCTACTCTCCCTACTCTCCCTACTCTTCCGTTTGAACCTGAATCAAATACATTGAATAATGCGTGTAATTCAAACGAGGCTAATTGTAAAATGCCCAAAAATATGAATATATTGCGATGGTTAATTATACATTTTTATAAAAACATGTTTGAAATAACATTTATCGTTTGTTTTATAAAACAACTATATTCGTATTTTATTTATATTGATAAATATTATGTTGCTTTTAAAATGTCTCTAATATCGATATGTGTTTTTTTTATTATATTGTCTCTTGTTAGTATTATTTCAACGATGATAAATGGAAAAAATATAGTAAATGAACAT